GTATAACAATATTCAATTGGCTAAAAAAGTTTCGTTGAACTCTGCTTATGGTGCTCTTGGTTCACAATACTTCAGATTCTATGATCTACGAATGGCTCTTGCAGTTACATTGGCTGGCCAATTATCTATTCGTTGGATTGAAAATAAGTTAAATGAATATCTCAATAAACTATTAAAAACGGAAGAAGATTATGTCATTGCGTCCGATACTGATTCGATTTATCTCAATCTTGCATCGTTGGTGGATTCTGTCTTTCGCTCTGGAAGCGAAGATCATGCGAAAGTCATCTCCTTCATGGACAAGGTCTGTGAAGATAAAATTCAGCCGTACATTGACAAGAGTTATCAGGAACTTGCTGATTATGTTCACGCTTATCAACAGAAAATGGAAATGAAGCGAGAAGCACTTGCAAGTAGAGGTTTATGGACTGCCAAGAAACGATATGTACTAAATGTTTATAATAATGAGGGTGTGCAATACAAAGAGCCTAAGATGAAAGTCATGGGTTTAGAAATGGTAAAATCTTCTACGCCGGCTATCATTCGTGAGAGAATGAAAGAAACAATTAAACTAATCATAACAGGCACCGAATCTGAGTTGCACGACTATATTGAAGATTTTAGAAATCACTTTAATAGTTTGCCGGCTGAAGAAGTATCTTTTCCAAGAGGTTGCAACGGTCTAAGTAATTACTCAGATTCACTTACACTATATAAGAAAGGAACACCCATTCATGTTAAGGGTGCGATACTCTACAATCACTTTCTAAAAGAAAAGAAACTAACGAAGAAATATCCGTTTGTTCAAGATGGTGATAAATTGAAATTCACATATCTAAAGATGCCAAATCCATTTAAAGATACTGTGATTTCTTATCCTTCAAGATTGCCTCCTGAATTTGGTATACAAGAATTCATTGATTATGATTTGCAGTTTGAGAAAACATTCTTAGAACCAATTAAAACAATTTTAAACCTTGTCGGTTGGACAGTAGAGAAAACTAATTCTTTAGAGGACTTTTTCTCATGATTCTTTTAACATTTGCAACTGCAATTGCTCTTTCTGTAATTGCTGCATACTATTCAATTATTGGTCTGGCTGCCATCTTTACGGGTGCATTTTGGCCAATCGTCATTATGGGATCGGTGTTAGAGGCTAGTAAACTAGTTACTGCTTCTTGGTTGTATCGAAATTGGCACATATGCCCACGGCTTCTTAAATCATATTTGACATCTGCTGTTGTTATACTGATGATAATCACCAGTATGGGTATCTTTGGTTTTTTATCGAAAGCCCACATCGATTCTACCCTAACAGCGGGGGCCAATTCTGTTGAAATAAGGACACTCAATCAACAAGAAAAAATTGTAAAAGAAAGATTAGAGTATCTGTTAAAGCGTGCAGGTGATCCTGAAACTGCATCAGCAAGAATAGATAGACAAATTCAAGATTCACAAAAAGAATTGACTGAGATTAACAGAAGAAGATTACCACTATTACAAGAAGAAACAAAATTACTTGCCGAAGTTGGACCAATCAAATATATTGGTGATTTGGTATATGGTACAGAAGATGCTGATGGTATTAATAAAGCAGTTCGCCTGGTAATAATGTTAATTATGGTTGTATTTGATCCTTTGGCTGTGTTATTATTGATAGCAGCAAATATGTCAATGAATCAGGCAAAACCACGTAAAGAAGAAACACCACCTGAAAAAAGTGATATTGAAATACCTGTTTTTGTACCTGTACCAGAGCCAAAGAAAGAAAATATTGTTGAGATTGAAAAAAATAATTTAGCCGATATTGAAATTGATCCTGTGTCTGGTGTGACAATACCTCCGATAGGCAAACAAGAGGATATGCCTATGGAAAGACCTGGAGATTATGTTACTCCACCAGAAGTAAAGACCACACACATTTCTCCTGGAGTATACACAGAAGAACCAGTTAAAAAACTAGAACCTAAGTATGATTATGATGCAGAGTATGCTTTTAAAGAAAAAAGAAATAGAAACGATGGATTCAATTGAAAGGTGAATTATGGGAATACTTGACAAAATTAAAAAGAATAGTAGTATCAAAGATTCTTCTATTCTAGCGAAATCAAAATTCTTTACTGAGAAAGATATGATTCCTACTTCTGTGCCAATTGTCAATGTGGCACTTAGTGGTAAATTGGATGGCGGTTTAACACCAGGTCTTACAATGTGGGCAGGTCCATCAAAACATTTTAAGACCGCATTTTCATTATTGATGGCGAAATCTTATTTGGAGAAATATAATGATGCAGCGCTTTTATTCTATGATTCAGAATTTGGTACTCCTCAATCCTACTTTGACAGCTTTGGTATTGACACTAATCGTGTTCTGCACACTCCTATTACCGACATTGAGCAATTAAAATTTGATATCATGCAACAGTTAACCAATCTCGAGCGTGGAGACAGGTTGATTATTGTTGTTGATTCGATTGGTAATCTAGCATCTAAAAAAGAAGTTGAAGATGCCTTAGAACAAAAATCTGTTGCAGATATGTCCCGTGCAAAACAAGTTAAAAGTTTATTTCGTATGGTCACACCACACTTATCATTGAAAGACATACCAATGATTGTTGTTAATCATACTTACAAAGAAATTGGTATGTTTCCAAAAGATATTGTTGGTGGTGGAACAGGTTCGTATTATTCTGCCGATAATATTTTTATTATTGGGCGACAACAAGAAAAGGAAGGAACAGAAATTGTCGGTTACAACTTTATTATCAATGTTGAAAAATCTCGTTATGTTAAAGAAAAATCTAAAATTCCCGTTACTGTATCTTTTGATGGCGGCATTAGCCGTTGGTCTGGTTTACTTGATATTGCACTCGAATCTGGCCACGTTATTAAGCCATCCAACGGTTGGTACAGTAAGGTTGATGTAAAGACTGGTGAAATTGAAGATAAGAAATATAGAATCAAAGAAGTTGACAGCAAAGACTTTTGGATGTCAATACTAAAAGACAAAAAGTTCCGTGAATTTGTCGAAAACAAATATCGTGTAGCAGCAACAGATATTATTAAGAATGAAGATGTTGATGAAGCATTTGAAGTTGCAACGATAAATGGTGATACGGATGAGTGATGATTATTCAAAACTTAAACATTCTAAACGCAGACTGAAATCGGAAACACACGCAAAAAAACAATCTAAGATTGCAAAAATTTATGGTATTGTAGTCGATAGTATACACAGATATGCCAAGAAACATTGGGCTGACTGTGGTAATTCAGATTGTTCTTTGTGTGGAAACCCAAGAAAAATATGGGGTGAAAAAACAATACAGGAGAAAAGAAGTGAACAGCGAGACAGAACTAACGGTTGAAGAATATGCAAACAGTATGGTTGTTGGTGTTGATTATTCTTTTCAAACACCAACCAATGATACACAATCTGTACACATTAAATTCTTAAAAGGCAAATATGCAGATACCACTATTAGGTATGGTAAAATAAAAATTGAAGAAAAAGATGATGCTGCTCATTTACAATTTGCTTTTGATGTGATAGAATGTAAAGATATAAAGCCAAAAAAATTACAAAAAGATTCGGATTTTATCAAATATGTCGGAGACTTTTTGGTACATCTATTAGCTATGAAAATTGAGGACAATGATGAAGTTGGAACAAACGATACTGAAAAACCTGGTGTTTAATGAGGATTATCTAAGAAAAGTATTACCATTTTTAAAGAAAGAGTATTTTACAACGAATGCCGAAAAGGTAATCTACAATGAAATTACATCATTCACTCAAACTTACAATAGCTCGCCAACAATTGAAGCACTTAGTATTGCCGTCAAAGAAAAGACTAATCTCACAGATGATGAAGTACAGAGATGTGAGGATTATCTCAAAGAAATACAAGATAATAAAGAAACAAGTACCGAAATTCAATGGCTTGTTGATAAAACCGAAAAGTTTTGTCAAGAGAAAGCAATATACAACGCAGTACTTGGGTCAATTTCTATTCTCGATGGCAAAGACAAACAACACGACAAAGGTCAGATTCCCAAGATATTATCGGACGCCTTATCGGTAAGTTTTGATAATTCTGTTGGGCATGACTATTTGGAGAACTCTGATGACCGATTCGAATTTTATCACAGAAAAGAAGAAAGAATCCCATTTGATCTTGAATATTTTAACAAGATTACAAAAGGTGGCCTTCCAAACAAAACTCTTAATATTGCCCTTGCTGGCACTGGTGTTGGCAAGTCTCTTTTTATGTGCCATGTTGCCGCTGGCTGTATGGTTCAAGGTAAAAATGTTCTTTACCTCACGTTAGAGATGTCTGAAGAAAAGATTGCAGAGCGTATTGATGCAAATCTTTTAAATGTTGATATCGGTGATCTTCAAGAATTGCCGAAAGATATATATGATAAGAAGGTCGCTCGTGTTCGAGATAAAACGACCGGCAAACTAATCATCAAAGAATATCCAACCGCATCAGCTTCAGTAATTCACTTCAGAACTCTACTAAATGAACTTAATCTTAAGCGTTCTTTTGTTCCCGATATTATTTTTATTGACTACCTTAATATTTGCTGTTCTGCTAGGATTAAACCTGGCGCTTCTATTAACTCGTACACCTATGTCAAAGCAATTGCTGAGGAGTTACGGGGATTGGCTGTGGAATTCAACGTACCTATTGTTAGTGCGACCCAAACCACTAGAAGCGGGTATACATCAAGTGATCCGGGACTGGAAGATACTTCAGAATCGTTTGGCTTACCTGCGACAGCGGACTTAATGTTTGCTTTGATTTCATCTGAAGATTTAGACCAACTTGGCCAAATTATGGTGAAACAATTGAAGAATCGTTATAATGATCCAACATTTCATAAGAGATTTACTGTTGGTATCGACAGAGCAAAAATGAAGTTATTTGATATTGAACAGGCTGCACAAAATAATATTGTTGATGCTGGTCATAAAGGCCAAGACAAACCTATCAATACTTTTGGTAATGGTGAAAAGAAAAGCTTTCAAGGATTCAAAGTATGAAATTGAGTGTCGATGACGCTTTGCATTGTGCAAAGGTCTTTGAGGATTACTTTGGCAATTTTGATCGCATAGATGAATATATGCGTGATCAAAAGATAAATTCACTATCAGAGATTCCCACATCATTATTTCCACCAGAAGATGATCTGTTTTCAGATTTCTCTATGTCACCAGCAGACATGGATTTTGTTATTGAGGAAACTCCAAATGAAACATGGGAAACACTTTTGGCAATTACCAGTTCCCATGTGAACATTCAACCGGTAGGCAAACAACTCAGAGTTGGTATTAAAGAGAAGAATACAGGAAAGTATGTGGGGTTCATTCGAATGGGATCACCAGTCATCAACTGTAAACCTCGTAATGACCTTCTTGGACAAGTTTTTACGCAGAATCCAGACTGGTCTAAACGATTCAATCAGTCTGCAATCATGGGTTTTGTTATTGTACCATCACAACCATTTGGGTATAATTATCTTGGTGGTAAATTACTTGCTGCTATTTGTTGTTCTCACCAGGTGAAAAAATTATTGGACAAAAAATACAATATGGAAACTTGCCTCTTTGAAACAACCAGTTTATATGGTAGTACCAAACAAGTTTCACAATATGATGGCATGAAACCACTAATTCGTTATCAAGGATTGACAGATTCAGATTTTTTGCCTATGATGCACGGTAAACCATACGAAGATTTGAAAAACTTTGTTGAAGATAAGCTTGGTAAAATTGTTGATGACAATATTTCAAGTAGAAAATTAAAAATCAGCATGAAGATTATTTCATTGACTAGGTCAGCATTAAAAGATAGTCCAAAACTAGAAAAATTCGAACAGATAATCAATAATGCAAAGAACTTGACCGAACAAAAGAGATACTATTATTCTAATTATGGTTTTAAGAACTTTATTGATTATGTGAACTGCAAAACAGACAAGTTGATACCAGACGAAAACTA